TTAACCGAAGCCAGTTACTACGAGGAAGCCTATGACACCCGAAGCCAAAGTTAAAAAGAAAATTGTTGCCGTACTCAAAGAACATGGCGCATACTATTTCTACCCTGTGACGGGGGGCTTTGGTCGGAGTGGTGTACCAGATATAATCGTATGTCATGCTGGTCGTTTTATCGGGATCGAATGCAAGGCAGGTAAAAATAAGCCGACACCTTTACAGGAAAAGAACTTGCAGGACATCGAAGTGGCAGGTGGAATTGCGATGATTGTCAACGAAGATAATATTGCAGATGTAAAGAAATGTTTGGAGGGAGAATAATTGTGGACTTGAGCAGAGTAAAACAACTTATGCGGGAGGGCATGAGTTTTGAGACGGCGTATGGTTTTTGTATGCAGCAGTTGGCTAGAGCAGAAAACCAAATACCCAATCACAAGGTTCAAGAAGCGCGAAGAAACAATGCTACGTCTGGAGCTTTGCGTCCTAGCAGCGGCGCTGCGGACAATCCAAAGATTGTTAAGACAATAGATAGGTTCTTACAGAGCAACATATATCAGAGGGACATAGCTAGAGTGCTGAAGATCAGTCAGTACACCGTCTCTAAAATAAAGAAACGCCATAACCTACCTACAAAAAAGTTGGATGATGAATAAAGAAAACGCGAAGCTGCAAAGCAAGATAGCTATTCAGCGCACTGAGATTGCAAGGTTAACCCAGAAGTTAGAGAGGTTAACTAAAGAAAAAGCCGAGTTACTACGGGATATAAAGTGGATGAGAGGAGAACGTGATGAGTGATCGTGAGATGGATAAAATGTTGGACGAGGTGTTCCGCAAAGTATTTGGGGATAAGTGGTAATGGAATTTTTTACTGCTTTGCTAATCTACTACCCGCTTCAGGACATGGATATGCGGAGTGAGATTTGGTTTGAGAACTACGCTAAGTGTGAGCAGGTTCTCAGGTCTGATGCGTTGCTTGTTATCTATGACAACCAAAAAGATGTTCACATGAACTGCACTCAATCAGATCAAGCGAGTTCGTCTATACGTCCGAAGGCAAGGCCGAAAGGGCTGGGCAATGGGTGACGAGGCGTTGAACTTGCAACAGCAAGCGGAGCTTAGGTTCCTAAGAAACGAAGTTAATAAATACGAGCGCGAGGTTAATCGCGTCGAACAACACCCCAACGTGCAGCAAGACTTACAACGCGCGAGGGGGGAACTACGAGAGTTTACCGCAAACCTGCGGAAACAAGGTGTCAATATATAACGGAGAATGACATGGCTAAGAAGAGTAAAGCGGATAAAATCTGGGCGTATAAGATTAGACACCCACAGGCCACAACAAGCGAAATCGCTAAGGCTACTAAATCATCCTACAACTATGTTCACGCGTTGATGGCTAAGATCGGCACACCGAAGGAAGTGTTCGAGAAGGAAGCGAAAAAGGTGACGCGTGGTCAAGTGTTAGACACAGCCAAGGAGTATGTGACCAAGGATCGTGCGGCTGACCATGGCAACATGGAGGATAACTTCAACACTATCGGTGCGTACTGGTCTGTACATCTAGGTGTGAAGGTCGATGCTACTGATGTAGCTGTGATGATGAACCTGTTGAAGGTCGCACGTATCAAGTCGAACCCGAAGCACCCCGACAACTGGGTGGACGCATGTGGTTACATGGCATGTGGTGGTGAGATAGTGAGTAAGGGCTGATGGACCTTATAACCTTAGACTTTGAGACGTATTACGACAGGGACTACTCTCTGCGTAAGATAACAACAGAAGCCTACGTCCGTGATCCTCGTTTTGAGGTGATCGGCGTGGGTGTGAAACTGAACAACGGAGAAACGGAGTGGGCCAGTGGTACGCACGAACAGATTGAAAAATACCTCAAGACCTTCCCTTGGGAAAACGCTATGTTACTTTGCCATAACACTATGTTTGATGGTGCCATTCTTAACTGGCGTTTTGATATTCGTCCTCGGATGTATACCGATACTCTGTGTATTGCCCGTGCCTTACATGGGACTGAAGCTAGGGCAAGTCTCGCTGCGGTATCTGAGAGGTACGGTGTCGGTGCTAAAGGGCACGAGGTACTCAACGCACTCGGAAAGCGGCGTGGAGATTTTGCACCCGAAGACCTAGAGCGGTATGGTGACTACTGTGTCAATGACGTAGACCTTACCTATAAGTTGTTTAGTATAATGGCCAAACAGTTCCCCCGCCAAGAGTTACGTTTGATTGACGCTACCCTACGGATGTTTACCGAACCGATGTTGGAGCTGGATCGTGACTTGTTACGGTCGCACCTAGAGGATGTGAAGGATCGTAAGACAAAGCTGTTAGAAGCTGCGGGGGTGGTGGACAAGAAAGACTTGATGTCCAACCCTAAGTTCGCAGAGTTGTTAAAAGGTTTCGGCGTCAAGCCTCCAATGAAGATCAGTCCTACTACAGAGAAAGAGACGTTCGCGTTTGCTAAGAGTGACGAGGCGTTCAAGCTACTGTTAGAACATGAGGATGATCGTGTGCAGTCGTTGGTAGCTGCACGGCTCGGCACGAAATCTACATTGGAAGAGACACGAACACAGCGGTTCATAGACATCGCTGACCGGGGGCGTCTGCCCGTCCCTGTAAGATACTACGCTGCGCATACAGGTAGGTGGGGTGGGGATGACAAGATCAACCTGCAGAACCTGCCCAGCCGTGGGCCTAACGGTAAGAAGTTAAAGGGCAGCATCATAGCGCCCGAAGGACATTCGCTGATCGACTGTGACAGTTCGCAGATTGAAGCGCGTGTGTTAGCGTGGCTTGCGGGGCAGCATGACCTGACCAAACAGTTCGCAGACGGTGAGGACGTATACAAGTACATGGCGTCCAGTATCTATAACGTGCCAGTAGATGGGGTAAGCAAGGACCAAAGGTTCGTGGGTAAGACTACCATTCTTGGCGCAGGTTACGGCATGGGCGCACCGAAGTTCCAAGCACAGTTACAAGGCATGGGTGTCTACATAGAATTAGATGAAGCGCGGCGTATCATACAAGTGTACCGCGATGCCAACGGAGCTATCAGTCAGTTGTGGCGAGACGCCAACAATACGGTGCAGTACATGCAGCGAGGCGACAGTTTGCAGTTTGGCAAAGAAGGCGTCTTGCAAGTAGACGCACCTACCAGCTCAATAATCTTACCTTCTGGGCTACCTATGTTCTATCATGGGCTGGCAGCGGAGCAGGGTGAACGAGGTCCAGAGTATACCTACAAGACCCGAAAAGGTCCGAACCGTATATACGGCGGGAAGGTTGTGGAGAACGTGTGCCAAGCGGTTGCAAGGTGCATCATAGGCCATCAAATGTTACTTATTGCCAAGAGATACAAAGTTGTGCTAACAGTACATGACTCGGTTGTGGCTTGTGTACGGGACGAAGAGCTAGATGAAGCACGGGCATACGTCGAAGAATGTATGAGCCAGACGCCTGATTGGGCTGATGGACTACCGATCACCTGTGAGAGTGGCACAGGCAAATCATATGGAGAATGTGAGTGACAAAAGTATGGCCGTGGTCCTTTAGCAAGATCAAAGATTTTGAGCAGTGCCCTAAACAGTTCTACCACAAACACGTCTTGAAAGAGGTGCCGTTTGTGCAGACCGAAGCTATCTTGTACGGCAACGAGTTCCATAAGATGGCGGAAGACTTCATCTCCAAGGATACACCAGTGCCTGCAAAGTTTAGCTTTGCGGCCAAAGCCCTAACATCTTTGAAGGATAGGGAGGGTGACAAGCTATGCGAGATAAAGATGGGTATCACAGAGAACCTAGAGGCTTGTGACTTCTACGCCTCTGACGTTTGGTTCCGTGGTATCGCTGATCTAGTGATACTGGATGACGAGGTGGCAACAGTTGTGGACTATAAGACAGGCAAGTCTTCTAAGTACGCAGACAAGGGGCAGCTAGAGTTGATGGCTCTGGCACTCATGGCACGTTACCCGCAGATCAAGAAAGTTCGCGCCGCCCTGCTGTTTGTGGTGTGTAATGACTTGGTGAAAGACACATACATGGAGTATGATAAGAGTAAGCTGTGGGAGAAATGGCTCGGCAAGTATGGGCAGATGGAGACTGCAGCAAAGGAAGACATGTGGAACGCACGGCCTAACGGGTTATGCAGACGCTACTGTCCTATCATTGAATGTGTTCACAACGGAGCAAACTGATGCCATACAAAAACCCCAAAGATCGTCCCAAGCAAAAGAACGCGCCTGTAGGCAGTAAGACGTTTGAAGCACGGATGGAACGCCAGCGTGCCCGCCGCAAGATGGATCGCACCAGCAAAGATGCTAACAAGAACGGCAAAGCCGACAAACGTGAAGGCAAAGATGTTAGCCATAAGAAAGCCCTGTCGAAGGGTGGTACAAACAAAGACGGTGTGACGGTGGAGAGCCGCAGCAAGAACCGCGCAAGAAACTACAAAAAGAAAAAGTGATTTAGGGAGTTCCCTAAATAGGAGAACACGATGCAGATTATAGATGGTAAGGCGTTGCTGTTGAAGCTACGCAACCCGAGACGTGTCACTGAAGTGATACCGAAAAGCAAAGCTGTGGAAGACCACGAGGTGCTGGTGAAGTGGGGCATCGACGAAGCACTCAGCCTACGCAAGCTGAACATTGATGTGCCCTCCCCGATCAACGGTAGGTACG